ACACGCTAAAGGTCAAGCTGCTGATTTTGAGGTCTCAGGCATAGATAATTATGATTTAGCTAGATGGATAGAGAGTAATTTGCCTTTTGATCAATTAATTTTAGAGTGTTACAAGCCACCAAACAAGAACTCAGGTTGGATTCATTGTAGTTATGTGCATGAACCAAGAAAAGAAACACTTACCTACCATAGAGATACTGGCTATCAAAAAGGGTTATTAGCTTAAAATAACTAGAATCGTCAGGCACAATTTTTTTATTTTTTTTCATCATTTTACTTGCATATTGGGTAATTGTCGTTTATCTTCTTAAGAGAATATAACTAATAGTTATATTTTATAGCTAAACAAAGGAGAGGCAAAATGAAGTTAACTAATGTAAAATTAAGTTTAGATGAGGCACAAAATTTTGTTGCCAATAATCATAGGCATTCAGAGCCATTGAAAAGACATAAGTTTTCTATTGGCGCAGTTGATGTAAAAGATAGCTGCACACTTGGCTTTGATGTAAACAGTCTTTTAGGCATTGTGACTGTGGATGTTCCATCTTCTAAATGGAATGTTAGAAGAGATCATGTTGAAATTCGTAGATTATGCACAAAAGGCGATAAAGATGTTGCTAGTTTTCTTTTAGGTAAAGCTAAGGCAGCTTGTTTTGCTATGGGGTATAAATGTGTAATTACTTATACAAAGCCTCACGAAAGTGGCATTTCATTAAAAGCTAGTGGTTTTTGGATGCAAAAAGCTACTTTTAGAAAAAATCAGCTTACTGGTAAAATTGTTGATGGTCTTGTTCAATGGATTGCAGTTGATGGTATGCAGCCAAGTCAGGAAGATAGAGATTTTACTAACGAAACATTAAAAAAATTAAGTGCTTAGGAGAGGCAAAATGAAACTTCAATATCATAGAGAAACTTGCTCAAGATGTGGTGGTACTGGTCAATATAGTTATTGTTCAGCTTATGGTACAATGTGTTTTAAATGCAATGGCAGAGGTAATCAAATCTCCAAAATTGGTTCAAAAACAAAACAATTTGCAGAAAATCTTATATCAACAACTATGGATAAATTTCCTAATGATGGCAAAACTGTTTTTATGTGGCAAAGATACAAATTCGATAAAATTGTCCCAAAAGGTCATAAAGGAAGTTTTAAAATAGAAAATGGTAAAAAGATTAAAATGTATAGTTATGATTTATATTTCAGAGGTAGAAGTGTTATCACTTGTTCATCATTGAGTGAAAAAAATTTACAACTTAAAGATTTAAAAAGAATACCAACTGACGATGAAATTATGCAAGTTGCTGAATTTCAAAATAATTTAATAGAAAAAGGAGAGGCAAAATGAAAATAAAAAACCCAAAATTTCACCGACAAAATTTCACTCTTTACATTGATTTAGATGTTCAGAAGTTGCATGAAGTAAAACTTAAAATGGGTGCTATTGATAAAGATACATCCATAGAAGATAGTTTGTTCCATGATCTCATGCAACTTGAGATTGATGTAAAAAGTTTTATTGAAGATTATTTTAATGATTATGATAAAGATATAATTATTAAGGACTCAGAAAATGAATGATAGAGTACCCTCAAAACCAAAAAAAATAACAACAATGAGAAGAGGTAAGCCATTTAAAACATGGCTTATCTATTACAAATTAGATGGCAAAGAATGTCGTTTTACATCAGTTGAAAAAGAAAAGGTTGAACAAAAAGTTAAACAAGTAAGAGATATGATTGCTCAAAATGGTGGAGCATCAAAGGCAACCTCTTTTGCTAGTTGCCATAAAATGTTTTTGATTTATAGATCAACTATGATTGGAGTCATGGATGGTATTAGCAGAAGGCATTATCAGAATGATGAAAGACATCTAAGGCTTCATATAGCAAAGTTTTTTGATGAAGATACAAACCTTGCAACCATAAATGCAGGGCGCATAAACTTCTTTAATGATCACATGAAAAAGCAAAATCTATCAGGTAAAACGAGAAGGGCAGTCTTAAGCACCCTTAATCTTTTATTTAAATATGCTATCTCAATGAATTGGATTGATCACAATCCTTGTAGCAGATCAGAAAGAGATATTATTAGAGGATCATCTCAGGAAAGAGTTGATTTTACTTTAGAGGAAATCAATAAGCTAATACAATCAGCTAAGAAAGATAGTCCCTTATATTTTAGTTTGTTTTGGACTTCTGCATTGACTGGTATGGCAGCTAATGAATTAGCAGGTCTACAATGGAAAGATATAGACTTTTATAAAAGAACTTTGAAAGTCCTGAGAACTGCTCATAGAGGTGAGTTACTACCTACAAAGACTAAATTTAGAGAAAGAACTATTCCACTTTGCTCCAAGCTATCAGGAGTGCTGCAAGATTGGAAATTGGTCTGTAACTCTAGTGTTTTTGTTTTCCCTTCTGCTAGAGGCTTACATGGTGATCAAGATGCTTGGAGAAAGCAAATAAAGCATTATTGCAAGGTAAGTGGAGTATCATATAAGGCAGATCCAAAAGATAGGGATGGAAGAGGTCTTGGTGCTTTTAGAAAAGCCTTTTCAACAACTATGGATGAAAGATTACAAGTACCACCGACCACTAATAAATATCGTATGGGACACTCTAAAAGGTCAAATACTGCCAAGCATCATTATACTTTTGCTGATATGGATAGGGCGCAATCACCTGATGATTATGAAAGAATGGCAGATATGATTGAGGGTAGTTAAGAATAACTGCCCTTACACATAGGGCAAACACCCTTTTTGTCTAAAGCTATTTTACATCTTGGGCAAAGTTTCATCTTTTTCCCTAAGAGCCATAGAAGCTGCCATAGCTAAATAAGCAATCAAATCAACCCAACTATCCCTATTTGTTGGATCAAATAAAAGCCTTGTTAGTTTTGTAATCGCTAGTATTAAAGGTGCTTGAAAAGGCTTAACCTCCTGCTTTAGAACCAACTCTAGTCCCTTAGCATTAGTGGTAAAACTATCTTCAAACTTCCCATATTGTTTGCCTCTTTCACGAATAAGACTAGCTGATTCATCAAGCAAACTAAAAGGGGATTTCATCTCCATCTGTGTTTGATGCTTCTTCATTTGTCTCTTCCATAGGTTTTTGATTTACTTCTTCTTTTTTTGGTTGCATTTTTGCAAAAGTACCAACCATCCATGTATCATTTCTTATTTTTATGTTTACATGATATTGCTCATCATTAAAAACAGCAGTTCCCTTCCAATCATCGTGCCAATGTTCTTGCTTGGTTTCTTGTTTGTTTATGGAGATAGTCATATTATCTACTCCATGTTTTTTATATTGTTTTTCATCCATTGATGCTCTCCTCTTGATAATGATGTGTCATTGATTCCTCTATGTGTGCCTTTTTACTTGCACAATAATCTATTATTCTTTTGTTAAGTTCAGGGTCTTTGATGAGATATATTCTATTAGAAGTGTAAAATTTATTTAGATCCTCAACATCATTGATTTTATCTATTTCATCAAGCCATTGTGCCTCACTCTTTGGCTTGGGTTGAGGTGTAGAGGTGGCATTTGGAGAGGCAACCCCTACAACCTCTTTTTTCCTTGCTACTGCATCCATTTCATTAGCTGAGGCATATTCACCCCCTGACAAGCCTAAACTCGCTAGACAACGACCTATGGCGCTTGTTTCAGCATTTTCTAAAGCTGATGTAGTGTTAACATGACCTTTGCCTCTAATCTCTTCAGCAAAGCCTGATCCAATTATTCTTCCATCTTTTGTTGTGGCAGTTGCTTTCATAACAACTCTTTTGCCATCATCGACAATAATATTTGTGTCTATACCTATTTCAGTTCCAATATGTGATCTAAAGGCTTCCATTCGATGCACAACTTGAGTATAAAATTTGCCACCTTTTTGTTGCACTCCATGAGTTTTATAAAGTTGCGCTATACTATTCATTACTGGTTTTAAATCTGTCATTTCCTCTCCTTAAATGATTTCGATTGATTTTCTAAAATTCTTTGAAACTTTGATGTTAATCCCATGTCCATGGCAATTAAGGGCATCTTTTGGCACAAGACCTTTTAATTTATTCTCATATGATTTATTATCTAGGGCAGCACCCTTGGTCTGAATAAAACCTTGTGCAAAAAACTTCCAATCATCATTGCCTGACATATCGTAAGGTTTCCTTTTCTCAGGTGGTATTGGTGGCTCTGTTGTGATTATATCTTCAGGTATTGTATTAAGCTGACAACATCCATGAAAATAAGAAGCTAGTCCTATTAATTCTTCCTGATACTTGGCATCTATAGTAACTTCCTCAACAATAGGCTCAGAACCTGCCCTTATGATACTTAATACACCTTTTTCTACTGGTTTTCCTAGCTTCTCCGATAACAAGTAAGCATTCCAATTTAGCTGAGGTGTATAATATTTTAGTAATCTTGGTATGACATCAGCATAAGTTTCATCCATCGTAGGTCTACCAAGAGTAAATTTAGCATCAACAACTGCTATTTGATTATCATAATTATTAATAACACCATCTAAAGTACACCTCATAAAACTATGTTTTTTTGAAGTTAAAACCTCTTGGTGCATTGAGATGTCATAACCATACTTCCTAGATATCCAAGCAAGGTTCAATGCCTCTGTAACATTTCCCATCATTACTGGAAAAATAGTGGTAAGATCCTTATCCTCAACCTTGCCAGTTTTGGTTTCCCATAGCTGATTTATTGAAGCCTGATCTCCAGTAGCAAGGATATTAATTTCAGAACCACCGATATATTTTTTTCTTTCTTTTAGTTCTTTCTCATCAAAACTAAAGTTTTCAAAATATGTCATAACTTTTTCTTTTTAATGCTTCTTCTTTTTTTTTCGCTATATATTCCAGTACGTTAGTGTCTCTTCTGTTTACTTTTCTAAATACACAATGTGAACAAACTTGAAATTCTCTTGGTAAATTTTTTACAGTAAAGATTTTAAACTTTGTGTATCTTCCACACACACACTTAAAAACATATGTTGGTTTTCTATTAGCACCATAATTACGGCGAAATCTTTTCCAATCTTCTTCAAAATCTTCTAAATTTTTAGTAAAATGATCTCCATACTTTCTAAGTATACTCAAATAAAAAACAACTTTTCTTGGTGGTCTTTTAACTCGACCAACAACAACAACATCTCCAAACTTTTGACCCATTATTTGTTTTTGATTTTCTGTCCATTCATTTACATCAGTACAAGTATTAATTGGTAGATCATCCCAATAACCTTTTTTTGGATCATCATTTCTAAAATCTGAATCTTTAATATCAAGAATTTCTTTAAGTGCTTGTTTGTTAATAGGATAGTTATGTAATCTTTGCCAAAAGCTATTTTCGTATGTCATACTTCAGTTATCCTTATTTTATATTGTGCTTCGACCAGCTTCTTCTTAAGCTTGTAAAATGAATTAGACATAATTATTTATAACCAATAGTAATAGATTTCACAACTTATTTATTTTAAATATAAAAATTAATTTAATTAATTTGTATTTTATGTATAATACAAACAACCTAATCAAGATTTTAGGTTATATATTGTAAAGATAAAGATGCCATGTTAATTCGTTGAGGACTGTTACTTATCTCAGTATTTGTATTAGTGGACTAACCTATTTAGCATGGCATTTTTTTGTAAAAAAAATCTTAAATTGACAATATATATTTTAAAGTTATAAATATTACTATAAGGTAATATTATGAAATTAATACAATATCTAGTACAAAACGAAATAAGTCAGAAAAAATTAGCAGAATTATTGCAAGTTTCGCAGCCAACAGTTCATAAATGGCTAAATGATAAGGCTATCCCATCAGGAAAAAAACTTGTTCAAATAGAGAGATTGACCGATGGAGAGGTAGGCGCAAGGGACTTTTTCAATGGGAAAGCCTAGCAGGGACAAAGGTTACAGAACCGAAAACTCTGTTAGGAAAGCTGCACTAATCAACAATTTAAAAGCCTATCGAGTGCCATTATCAGGTGGTGGATCTATCAAAGGCGATGTTATCATCAACAATGACATTGAAGAGTGGGTCTTAGAGGTTAAGTGTAGGGCAAATGGGTTTAAGGAAATCTACAAGTGGATTGAAAACAATGATGCTTTGATTATCAAAGCTGATAACAAGAAAGCACTTGCAGTTTTAGATATGAACGATTTTTTTAATATTTTATCGACACAGAAGAAAAAAGGAGAGGCTGATGTCACTTGATGCTATGAAATGGGCATTTG